TGAGGGGGGTTGCCGCTTTCCTCTTCGGATGCGGCATCACACTTTGGAGTTATCAAGTAGCGAAAGATGACAAAGTGGTCCCCCCGAGCAACGAACTCGGCATGACAAGCGATGTGGGGACCGCAGTTAGAGGGAGTTAGGTGGCTCGGCGTTTAGCGCGACTCTGAGGGCTTTGCGCGTACAGGTCGGGTTTGGCGCTTAGGTGTGCGTCGATGGCGGACAGTTGGAACATCCATTTGCCGCCCAGTTTGGTTCCGGGGATGCTGCCTGCTTTGGCCCATTCGCGGATGGTGTATGCAGACTTTTGGAGGTGGTCGGCTACTCGGAGGCTGTCCACCCAGGACTCACGGAATGTGTCGCTCATGCGTCCGTCTCCATGACGAATGCGAGGAGTGCGGCAGGGTTGACCTGTAGTAGTGAAGCGCAATATTGCACGTCTGCTACGGTGGGGTGTTCAACCGTTTTGGTGGGTGCTTCGTTGTGCTCCATGTAGATCAGTATTGCTCCATGTGGGACAACTGTCAATACACCGTGCCGAAAAAGTTGGGATCAGTGCTGGCACGGATTTTCCTGCACGTACTCACACGGTTGTTGACGACTGCCCCGTATGGGATATGTTTGGGCCATGGCAAACAGACCGGTAACGGACTTTGATAGAGCCGTTTCCGCATACATTCGTTCGACCGCTGCTAAGAAGAAGGTCACCCAAACGAAGACGGCGGAGCGTGCCGAGATTCCGTTTGGCACGTTCCGCCGTTACTGGGACGGTGAGAGGTCGATTACGTTAGGCGACTTCGCTTCTATTCTTCGCGCCTTGGAGGTCACTCCCGAACAGGCGACTAAGGAAATTTGGCGCATCTTCGAGGCCGGCGATTACACGAATTAGGGTGTCCTGCGGGTCGGCCCCGGTTCGTAAGCATTGTTCGTAGATGTCGTTGACTGTCAGCTCTGACAGGTCATGTTTTGAGACCATACTCAACCCCTTGCTTGTGGCCGATACCCCGATAGATCGAACCTACGGGCAACCTATGACATGGGTGGACTCGGGGTCTACCCCTTGGAACCTAGCCCGGCTAGGAGTTACGAGCTGGTTGGCACACTTTTGTGCCACATGGGGTTGATTTGCCCCCCGCAATGGGGGGATGCTTGGAAAGTAAATCGTTCCAGAGGAGGGCATACGTGTCTGAGTGGGATGAGTGGGTGCACACGACCACTGCCGGCGCCACCTCGAGGGAGGTTGGCGAGCGGATCGGGCATTCGCACACAACAGCTCTGAAGTGGATGCATGAGCCGACCCCGCAACACGCCATCGGGTTGGCACTCGCGTACAACAGTGACATTTTGGGGGCGTTGGTTGCGGTCGGGTTGTTGTCGCCGGAGGAAGCGGACCGCCTGAACTTGGATAAAGCGTTGGCGAAACTGTCGTCTATCAAGTTGACGGGGGAGCTGTATCGGCGTGCTGTGGCGCAGGCCAGGAGGCACGCAGCAGAGTTGGATGCGTTCGATGAGGAACGGGGCTAGCGCGACGAAATACTAGCCATCGTTTCTCATCCGCCTTGGCTCGACCCACCATTTGCCCGTCGGCATCACATCACCCTCATACGATTCAATCTCCGTGATGTCCGCCGACTGCACCTTCTCGAGAGCCTCCGCCTTACTGGATGCCATCACGAAGAACATATTCGAAGTGGCCATGAGTTCGTGAACGATGTACTCGCGTGGCTTCGGTCTAGCCATCAGCGGGCCCTCCCGAAGAGCAGCAAGCTTCGACAAGACGCGTTTGGCGTAGGCGATTTCCCCTGCCGAACAGGATTCGCCGCCGTACTCCATGTAGGAGCCTGCGAGCATCCAAGCGGCGATTCAACGGTTGTCATTTGCTTACCAGCCCTCGACCAGATGTGTCCACGCGACGAACGCAGCTCGGTCAGGATCGGGTTGGCGGCCATCAGCGGGCCTCCCCAAGAGCACGGACAGCGTCCATGGCATCCCGGCCACCCTGCGCCCAGTGGCTCATTTCGGCGCTGTCTTGGAAGAAGTCAGCGATCGCCTTTTCGGCTTCTTCGAGTGTTTGCTTCCGCGCCCACTCGGCAATCACCTGATACTCGTAATACGCAGGTTCTAGGGGTGCTTCGAAACCGGCCTTATCGGCGGCAGCGTACACGTCTTCGGGGATGTTCATCACTCGCCCCGATTCTTCTGGAAGATCACGCCGAGCGACCACGCGTACTCAAGTAATTCGTACCGTGAGGTTGCGTAGGCTTCACCCGAGTCCATGAGGTTGTCGCGCATTGCGTCGAACGCTTGCTTCTCGTCGTCGTCCATTACTCGCCCCTCCGATCAGCAGCAATCGCGGCCTTGCAGTTGCCGATTGAACCCGGACCAGTAGCCTTCATCCCAGGCGTCAGCCTTGACTCGCGCGATCCACCGCTCGAATTCCTCGATCCTGTCCTGTAGGAAATCGGCATCCGCGTTCGCATAGGCGTAACGCACCGCCCCATCGCGCGGCACGAAGTTGGCACCGGTCGTCGCCGCGCTCTGCAATGGCGGGTTCAACCAAGTGGCCCCGATGCTGTTTTTCATCGCCTCGGCTGCGGGGTTGAAGCTATCCATGATGCATCCTAACGTTTAGGGGTTGTGGAGGTCGCTCCCAGAGACTCGAACTCTGGATTACTGTTTCGTTACGCCGCCGCCCCGAGCGACCGCCACATATCTATTGTCCCACATGGGACACAAATGCGCCACCTAAACTGTCCCCATGGACACAACGCGTAGCAATTTGTGCGCCGTATGGAGCTTTTCTGCCCCACATGGGTATTCCGGTAAAACACTGGGGAAAACCCCCTACTTCCCAATGTTTACGGGGCAAAGGTGCCCCATGTGGTACACTTTTGGTTACGGGTTCGAGTCCCGTGGCCGGCTCTTCTACACCCCAGTAAACATAAGGGATTCAGGGGTATCGAGACGGTGAAAACAGTCCGTGGCAACAGCCATGGACACAGACTACCGTTAGGATGCATCATGGCTGAAGGAATTGGGCACGAGTTCATGGCTGGACACAGCATGAACGTCGGCACGACTAGGGACTTCGAGTACACGCCGACGACCGAGGTAGTGCGCTACAAATTCAGTTGGTCCGCGAACGAGGACGCATTCGATGTCGCCGCGGGGGCGTTCGACCGTTGGTTGGCGCAGGTCAAGGCTGACGCCTGGGATGAAGCCGTCAAGGCTACTAACGCTTGGTACGTTGGCCCGTACAAGCCGCTGTCTGAACAGGCGCCGAACCCGTATCGGAACGGCGAGTAATGACCACCGAGTGGGGTGTGTGGCAGCTTTGGGACGGGGTCGTCGGGTACCCGGATGCTGAAACGGCTGCGTTGGGTGTCTACCGGGAGGGGCAGTATGTTGTGTCCCGGCAGGTCACCGAGTGGGCGCCCGTTGCGGTCGGGGCAACGCCGTATCGGCAGGATCTAGTCGGGTTGGGTACTTACTCTGCTGATGGCGGACCTTGGGAAGGGCGAGTGATGGACATCCCCGAAGAGGCCGTGCGCCGTTATGGCGCACCCGGTTCTGGCCTTACCCGCGATAGTCGAGACTCGACCTCCTATCTCAACCAAGGCTTCATCGCGGGTGCTGAGTGGGCGCGGAAGCAAACACTCGAAGAATTCCGCCAGTTGCTCGATGACCTCGTGGACCCGGATGACTGCTGGTTTGACCATCACGGCGGATGTCAGGCGCATGGCTATCTCGACTTGCAGCCCGGTCAGATTTGTCCGCAGCAGGAAGCGAAAGCCGTTCTTGCTGCTCTTGAGGAGGCCCGCTGATGGCTAGTGACCTCGACCTCGACAATTGGTGGCGGTGGAATCCGGGCGTGAAGGTCGCCTTCCCTGGTGACATGCCGACAGCGATGCCAACCCCGCGTTTTCGCCGCGTGGAACAACGCTGGACGGTGACTCGTGCAGGCTTGGACGGATTCCACGAATGGGTGAAACGCGAGGGGTGGACCATCGACAGTCACCACATCGACAATCACAGCGACGGAACCCGCTCCGACCCGTGGTACATCTTCAACCTGTCGATGATGGTTGAGGAAGATCGTGGCTAGTATCTCGTCGCGGAAGAACGCGAACGGTTCCGTAACCCACACCGTCCATTTCCGTATCGACGGGCAGTCGCGTAAAGAAACGTTCAAAGACTTGATCGCCGCCGAAAACTTCAAAGCCAAAGAAGAACTGCTCGGTGGGAAAGAAGCGCGCGCATGGTTGCAACGGCAAGCACACCGCACCGGACCGTCTGTCACGTTCGCTGAATGGGCGGAACGCTACCTCGACCCCGACACTGGCCTGCTCACCGGTATCGAACCTGGCACACGCGACCAATACCGGCGCGACACCATCAACGCACTCAACCCAGTACTCGGTGACATGCCCATAGACGAGATTGACAAACCTGCTATCGGCAAATGGGTGACATGGCAAGAATCACAGGTTGCTGCACGTGGGCCACATAAAGGCCAACCGGTGTCCGCGAAAACGGTGAAGAACCGGCACGGGCTACTGTCCAACATTCTGCGGGCTGCTGTGGAGAACGGGTTACGACTCGACAACCCGGCATACCGTACACGCCTATCTGCGGGCCTAACCGACGAAGCCGTGTTCCTGTCCGTGACAGACTACAACGCCCTGTACGAGGCCATTGCGGACCGGTGGAAGCCTCTTGTAGCGTTCCTCGTCGGGTCACAATGCAGACTATCGGAAGCGCTCGCTCTTACGTGGGGTGACATCAACCGTGACACAGACCCACCCACCGTCCGCATCATGAAAGCATGGAAACGCAACCCAGACGGGCCCGCACAAATCGGCACCACCAAATCGAAAAAAGGGCGCCGCACCGTTGCACTCTGGCCGGCGCTCGTCACCGAGCTGGGCAAACCCGGACGTGCGAAAGATCTTGTGTTCCACAACGACGACGGAACCCGCATCCCAGCACGCACCTTCGCCGGCGCATGGGAGAGGGCCATCCGAAAATCGGGCCTCGACCAAACGCCGCGCATCCACGACCTCAGACACACAGGTGTGTCCTGGTTGATCGCGGATGGTGTGCCGCTCCCGTTCATTCAGCAACGGGTTGGGCACGCGAACATCACAACGACCGTGCAGGTGTACGGTCACCTGTTGCCGGATGCTCATACGCGGATGGCTGATTCGTTGTCACACACCCTGTCTAGGGTTGTCACCGACCACAAACAGATTGAGGATGCCCGCTGATGGCTCATAACACCGTTTACGTTGTCGTTGATGATTACTACGACAGCAGTTTCATCGGTCTTTACGGGACGCGGCGTGAGGCCGATGAAGCAGCCGGCGTTTACCGAGTAGTGATTGAGTACACCGTGGATTCTGACGGAACCGTGACCGAGTTGGAGGCCCGCTGATGTCACGAAACCGTACCGGAAACGTGACATGGGTAGTCGCACCCGTTGACTACCAAAAGGTATTCAGTACCCGCACGGATACCCCAGTAGACAACCGGGTGTACCGTAAACACAAGAAAGCGCGGGACCGCCAGTTAGCCCCTGACGGTCCCGCTAAACCCACCATGAAGGAAGTCATGATGAGCCGTACAACACATTACCCGCAACCGATGGACCGTGGCTGGTACACCGTGTTCGGTTTGGCAGGCGTGTCAGCTGTGATCATGGTTGCTGTGATCGCCGCCCTGATCGGTCTCGCATCCACACTGTTGGCGCCTGCACCTGTGGCCGCGTCGGAACCTCCACGCATTCCCCCGCACATCAACGTCACCCCCGTCCCGCTACCGGTCACGTTCGCCTCCGAAGGCGACAGCATCTCCGCTCTGCGTGACAACAACAATGTGCCCATCACATGGTCGTGGGTGCGTGACGCTGTTGCTGAAGGGAACCTCACCTATGTGGGTGTGTATATGCGTGCCGGTGCTGCAACCCCTGAACTGTTGGCGCACGCGAAACCGACTGCTGCGAAGGTGATGGTGGTGATGGCTGGCACGAACGACGTGTCACAGCACCTCAGCATCTCCTCAACCCTGAACAGGATTGCCGCCATTTTTGGGCGTACTGGTGGGCGTGTGAAAATCCTGTCAGCGGTCGCCCCGAGGAACACGTTGACGGCTGAAACCAACCAACTCAACTACTGGTTGCAGAAACTGGCAGCACAACATCATTGGGTGTTCATCGACCCGTGGACTTCCGTCAGGGCTGCGAACGGTACATGGGTTCCTGGTGCGAACGCTGACGTAATCCACCCGTCCGCAGCAACCGGTGTGATCGTCGGGCAAGTGCTACGTCAAACGATGCTGGCTTATGCTGGATGACATGAACGTGTGGTGTCGTATCGGATGGCATGTGTGGGTGTGGGATGGCCACTGGTATTCGTGTTCCCGCTGCCACATCGTCCAAGAGGATCACGAAACCGTTTAGACAAGAAAAGGACCCCGCCCAAGCCGAAGCTCGAGCGGGGTTTCTTGTCTAGCGGGTGGAGATTTTGAAGTCGCCGCAATCGAACACGGGTGCTTCGGGTGCGTCGGTGACCTTCCCGTACACATGCCACACACCGGGTGCGTACGTGCCAACGTAGAAGCCTGTTTGGCCTTCGAGAATGTCAGCAGGGTTGAACGCGCCCGGATCTGACCCTGATGTGACAACAGAGTAGAACACGTTCGACGTGACAACCACGCCATTCACCGTCACAGGCACACCCTGAAATTCGAGGGACTCTTTCAAATACTCATTGAACATCGAGTGAGCCTTTCCATCGAACGTCTGAGAGTGTGCCCGACCATCTTGAGGGCGCAAGGGTGCCGGACCAGCGGGGTGGTGCAAGGTAGGCGGTGACAGTGATGTTGCGTCTCACACCGTTGTCCATGCTGAACCGCAGCACAGGCACCACGGCAACCAGGAGGCAAGCGTTCACCATGTTTGCGGTCAGCGTTGTCGTCACGCGCGGGCTGGCTGCCGCGAGCGTTCCACCGTTCACCTGTGTACCCGCGACCGATGTTGTCAGCCTCGGGATCGACGTGTTGAGGACCGCCGAGTTGACTGAGCCGTCCGCAATGGTTGTGGTGAGACGCGGAACAGCAACGTTCAGGACTGCAGCGTTGGTTTCGGTGCCACTGCTCGTGGTGGTGACCGTGGGCAATTGCGCCGTCAGGACAGCAGAGTTGATCTGCGACCCGACCATGCTGGACGTTACAACTGGGAGTGCCGCGTTCAGTGTTGCTGGGTTGCCGACCTGATCGGCTATCGAGGTTGTCGCCCTCGGCACGGATGCGCTCAGGCTGCCCGTATTGGTTTGGGTACCCGTGATGCTCGAGGTGAGCACGGGAACGTTGTCAGTCAGGATCGCGACGTTGGTTTGTGTTCCGGCGATTGCACTGGTGAGGACCGGTGAGGCTGCGGACAGTGATGCGGGATCCGTCTGGGTGCCAGCGATGGAACTTGTCAGAACTGGTACCGCATCCGACAAGACGGCTGCGTTGACTTGGGTTCCCGCTATTGCGGTGGTGAGACGCGGGACAGCAACCGTGGAGGCGTCCGCCAGGTTCGTTTGCGTGCCCCCGATACTCGACGTGAGGACCGGGATGTGCTGAGAAAGCACGCCAGCATTCGCGCCGGACGGTACGTTCATGGCGAGGGTGATGCCCTCTTTGGTCAAACCCTGAGTCTGGTTCGCCAACCCGAAAAACGATGTCGCGGTGGATGAGTCAATGGTCGCAATGGTCAGCCCGTAACCGTCAACCGTGGTCAGACCGGTACCTGTGTCCACAATTTCTGTGGGGGTCGGCGTGCCGGTCCATGTTGCCGAACCAGGGGTTGCTGAATGGTTGGCGTTACCCGAAATGGCAGCCAACCAGTTCGTACCAGTCAGCGACGAAATGGTGGGGTTGTTACCGGTGGTCAACGCAAGGTTGGTTGCGGTGGCAGCCTTCACAAAGGTGGTGCCCGAAGGGAACTCGAAGAACGTCACACCGATGGTGTAGTTCGACCCGTTATGGCGACAAAAAATGGTGTCAGACCCGGCAGCAGTCTTCATGAACACGTACAGGCCCGAGTTGTTCACAGCGGAACAGTTCGTGTTCAACGTCCACCCGGTGGGCGCCGTCGTGCCCGTGCCGCCTGCCGTGCCAGTCGTTGTGACCGCGCCCTCAACCACGGCCAACAGGACACGCCCCGACGTGGGGGTGAACAGTGTTCCCGCGACCGCTGTACCCGTAGACGGGTCTACGGTGTGGTCGGCTGTCCCGTTCTGTGGGGCGGCAATGGTGACCATATTCAAGTAGTCAGCCATCAGCCGCCCCCATTCCAGTTATACGAGTGCGCCAGTGTCGTTATCGACGTTTCCCGAAATGATGTTCCCGGTGCTCCCACCGAGAACGGGCATGTACGCGACCGGGCCGTAGTACCCGTAGTTGGGGAAAGTTCCGGCCATCGTTTTCGAGAACTTGTTGTTCGTGATCCGACAGTTCGTGACCGCACCACGGGTCTGGCCGGGACCGTAAATGCAATACCCGGCGCCAGACAGAAGGTTGTTGTCGATGAGAATGTCGGTCAGTGTCGAATTGCCTGTTTCGCGTTCGGCGGTGATGCATGACGTTTCCGTCTGCTTCACAATCACCGTGTTGTGTTGGATCACCCAATGCCCAACCTGCGACTCAAAGTCGATGCCGTCATTGTGTTCCGACCCGGAAAAGTACAGGTCGTGCACATAGTTGTCTTGGGCGGTGCACCAGTCCTTCCCGCGAATACCGTCCGAACTGCCGGACACATTGTTGCGGGAAGCGACCGCATACGAGTTCATGATGAACGAACACTCGGAGGCGGGACCGGTGGTGAACGTGTTGTCGTAGATTTGCGCCCACGAGGATGAGGCGCCATCGACCATGAGTGGCCACGGGGTTGTTGATGTGAACTTGTTGTTGCGGACAATGATGCCGGGACCGGAAATGTACAGGTCACCGTTGCCGATCAGGTACCCGTCAAGGATGACTGGGTTCGCAACCGTCGAAGTCAGGTTCCACGGGCCCGTGTAAGCCTTGAGAGCAGCGACCTTAGTGCCCGTATTAGCCGCACTAGGAAACCCGGCGGCTACAGGATCAGTGACCGGCACCGAAGCAGTAAACGTCTTCCCGCCACGCGTGTACGTGACGGTGACCGTTTCCGTAGCCATCAGGCGGAAGTGGTGTACTTCGCGACAGTGCCAGTATCCGACCCAGCCACAATCGCCACCGTGCGACCACCCGTAGCCGTCACCGAACCCGGAGACTTCGCCGGAACAGCAGGCGCACCAGGAGTGACCACATCAACGTTGCCATTCACGATCTGCCCATTCGACAGGGCAGTTGAGAACGTCGCCGTCTCGTGGGAGTCAGGGCCGGCAGGCAACGCTGCACGCCCAGAGTCGGTGACAACCACCGTGATGGTGTCGCCCTTTACATATGACGCCTTGTCGAAGGCGATTCCGTCAGCCATGCGTTTCTCCTAAGTTTCTTATGCAACCGGGACAGTGATGGTGGGCACGCCAAGGTCAACGTTCACACCAGTGCTGATCGTGGTAGACCCAAGAGTCATATCCCCGCCACCACCCGTCGCCGTGACCGTGCCGTCGAGAATGGCCGTACCACCCGACGTTGCGAGACGGAAATACCCGGCAGTACCCGACGCGGCAGGTGACGCGGCAGCAGGGTCAGCAGCAGTCAGCGCACCCGACGAGGACGTGAACGAACCCGAAATGGCAACCGTCACCAGGAGTGTTCCGGTGGCGCCCGTTTCAGGGGTGGCCGGTTTCGACCCTGAATAGATTTTGATGGTCGAGCTGGCGCCAATAGCGGTCGCAAGCGCGGCACCCATCGACTGTGTTGCCGCAACCGTTACGGAAATGGACATTGGTGAGGCTCCTTAAATGGCGAAGCCCCACCAACGTGGGGCCGTGAATATATCTACTTGGATATGGTCATTGGCAGGACTCGCACCACAGATCCGTCATGGGATCTTCGGGCACGTAGTACTCGTCTTCGGGGTCCGTCACTTCGTGTTAGCTACAGCCAGACCACCAACAGGGATAGCAAGATAGGCGACAACCGCCTGCGAACCCACCACAATCTCAGGGATGCTGTGACCGATACCAAGGAAATAGGCGGCTGCACCACCAACCAGGACAGCACCAACCGCGTAGATCGAATACACAACCTTGCGAATGGTTGCGGACGTGATGATCACACCGATACTCGGCGGGGTGGGAATAGGGTCAGACATTGTTGTCTCCTTCTTTACTGAGCCGGGTCATCAGCTCGTCAGTTTTCGTTTCCACCCGTGCAACAGCGTCCTTCACAGACGAACCGTTGTTGTAGTGGACTTCATGGTGAATGTCGTCAATGCGGTCGTTCGTGCGTTCAATGAACTCCGGCAAATCCGATAAGGCGTTGATCGTGTTCACGAATTGGGAAATGAACTTCCAGGCGGCAGGGATGCCCCGTATGGCGCCGAAGATGACACCGAGGACAACCGATACTGCGATCACCCATTGGAGCCACGGCCACGCCTGCGAGAAGTCGAGGCTAGGCATCCCTTACCACTTAGGGGCGGCGTTCACCGCAGCGGAAAGGGCGTCAGGGGTCGTCACAGACAGGGCAACACCCTGCGCAACAATCGCCTGATACTCGGCCAGTTTCAGTCCACGAAACGCACCATCCGAAAGGCGGTAAAGCCATACGGTGGCGTCAGCAGACGACTTGATGAGGGCGTAATCCATTAGCTTCTTCTTCCTAGGTTTCGGGGCATCCGTGATGGGTTTGACAGTGACGACAGCGGGGGCGTTGATGATCGTTCCTGGCGCGGTCAGGCACTCCCAATGCCACCGTTCATCGGACGCTTGACCGGTCGCCCACGAATACCCGTAGGCGGAAGCATTCGACTGCAACCAATTCCACACAGCAGCAGAAGACTCATACCCGGTCAGGTCAATTGCGCGACCCCACCCATGATTCGAGGTACCCGGATACGCGGCAACGTTCCCTTTGCCCTGCTGGTACAGGTTGTAAAACTCAACCTGCGTCACATACGGGCGGTAACAGGACGAACCAGGGGCCGGGTTGATGACCACGCCGGTAGCAGCCAGGCACGCGGCACGCATCCGCAACCACTGGGCTGCGGCAGTCGGCTCGAGGTAGTCTTCACGCCCGGAAACGTCCACCAGAATGTTGGTGTTGATGTGCCCGTTCGACAGGCCACCCCACGCAAGATTGATCATGACAACCTCTGTCCGGGCTGGTAGTTGCCTTGGGCGTAACTTACGTCCACACCTTCAAGCATTCGTGCCTCCTATCAGGACAGGCCAACCCACGGCGCAGTAGTAGCCGCTGTCAGGGTCGGCAGCGTGCCGGGCAGGGTGGTGAGCGAAGTGCCGCCCGTCGCGAACCGGAAATCAGGGGAAGAGACGGTGCCGATGGTGCCCATACCGGAACCGTTCACCCCACGGATCTGGGGTGAGGTGGTGCCGTTCCACAGGAACGCCACATACACAAACCCGGACTGCTCGGAGGTCGCGGTAGAAAGCGTCGTCTGCTTGTTACCGGTCGAGTTCCACACACCCGACTGATCAGCTGACGACTGCAACAGGTTCAGGTTCGAGTCGTACACGCCCACAAAGTTCTGCGAAGCGGTCAACGTCGCACCAGCGGCAGAGATCTGGTACCAAATGTTCTTGATCGCACCGCCGCCATCAAGCGGCACCTTCACGACGAACAGGGTGCCAGCAGTCCACACCGCCTGGCTGATCGTCGCAAACGCAGGATCGAATGCTTCACCGAGAAGCATGTTCATGCCCGTAAGAGAAGACGAACCGTAGACGGTCAGCATGGCGCCGAGAAGGCCCGCGCACGTGTTCTGATGCCATTCCATCGGGCGGATACCGGACTGCAGGTTCGCCCCATAGTCGGTGGCGCCAGTAAACCGGTTACCCCGGAACCGCATGGTCGCCTGCGTGCCTGCACCAATGTTGAGGCCGTACTTCATGTGCGAACCGGTGTCATTCACCGTGTTGTTTAGGAGCGTGATTCGGGTAGAGGCGGAACCCTGAATGTCGATCCCGTAGTTCGTGGAAACCGTGTTCGCGGTTGCCGGGTCTTGTACCCGGTTGTGCGACAGGTCCAAATCGGTGGAGTCGGTGATGAAGATTCCGCGCTGCGAGGCGGAGATGGCGCGGTTGCCAGTCATGGTCAGGCCGGCGACATTCTGAATCACAATCCCGTTGCGTCCACCGCTGACACGGTTGCCCTCAATGATCCCGTCGGCGCCGTAGATGTACCGGATACCGTCACCGGCAGCAGTGTTGCAGTACACGGTGTTGTCGGAGATGATCACGCGTCGGCTGCGCTGGGTCAGCTCGGTGGTCACGTTGGTGACATGGATGCCGTGCGATCCGCAACGGGTGATGCTGTTACCAACGATCACAATGTCTTCAGCGTCAACGGAAGTGCCCGAGTGGCCGATCTGCAGTTTGATGCCCTCGAGGCCGGTGTCTTCAATCTGGTTTCCGTGGGCGGCGAACTCGCGGACACTGCCGAGGTAGATTCCGTGCTGGCCAACAATGTTGAAAATGTGGTTGTTGCTGATGCGGATGCTGTCACAGTCGCCACCGACAACGCCCTGCGCCCACTGACTGATCGCACACCCGGTCACCAGGCAGTCGTCGGCGCCGTCATCAATGAGGATGCCTGCACCAAAGTTGGAGGTTGTGTCAACGATGGGCGGGTGGCCGGGACCAACGATCTTGCACGCACTGATCACAACCCGTTTCGGAGTGAACCCGCCGCCCGACTTCATGACCCGAACACCCACGCCCGCGTAACCGGAAACGGTCACACCGGTCACGTTGGCGTCATCCGAGGTTCCCGAAATCTGGATCGCAGTAGCCCCATAGACGGAGGACGAGTTCACCCAGTCGGTGCCCTTGCCGAGGAACTTACCGCCCCGGATCGAAACACCTGCAGTGTCAGCAATTGTGATCGCGGGGGTGAGGTCAACGGTCTGCTGCAGGGTTGCACCCGTGAGGTCGATGCTTGTCCCAGCAATCGCCACTGACAGGGCCGAGGTGAGTGAGTACGTTCCGGGCGCGAACGCGACACGACTACCGGAGGTCACACCTGACAGAACCGTTTGGATTGCTGCCTGCGACATGCTCGGGTTGACCGAAACGGCGCGACCAAACTGGAACTGGTCACCCACGGCCCCCATCACGGCGGAGGGGAACAGGTAGGACAAGGAGTCAACAGAAACGAGCCTGTTCGTCATGGGTGCGCCTTTCAGGGCCGTTTAAATAGCGAAACCCCGCAAAAGCGAGGCGAAAAGGGGATCTTGAGGGGTTTAGTCCATGTACCAGAAACAGTGCAGAGGAACCCTGTTACCGAACGGCAGTGACCCAATGTTGTATGCACCGGAAGGCGCGTTGAGGACACCAGCGGTGAGCTGCAGTTCGACAGCAACACCACCCCCGGACAGGATCGCGTTACCCACGAACCGGGCGCCCGTAGACGGCGGCTGGAACGCTGCCGGGACGGTCAGAATGTTCGTGTACCCACCAGTCGGACCCGCACCAAGCAGAACCGAACCGGTAAGGTCCACCCGGTTCCCATTCAGTTGCACCTTCGGTATCTGCGAACCCGTACCAGCAGTCCAGTTCGTACCAAACGTGGTCACCTGAACACTCGTAGTGGGCGCGGCGACCAGAATCCAAGCCGTGTTATCCGAGTTGCGAACATACGTGCCAATGTTCGTCAACGTCGGGTCAGCATTCACAAACACGGTACGGCCAGGCCAACACGACCCCACAGCAGGCAGGGCCGCAACCGTGGCCACCGTTTCACCGATCAGCGGATCAATCCACGTCTCGATGTCCTCAAAATATTCGGGGCCACCAAAACCAATACTGTTGTCGAAGTCCGGGTATCCGGTACGTCCACCCATCATGACCTCCAAGTTGCAGCGATAGCACCACTGTTGTTTTGTCCAGCGGCAGGGAACTTCCAGTTGCCGCCGCCACCCGTACCGATACCTTTGAGCGCACCAGTTTTGAACGAGTCAAAGAACTCGCTGATGTCGACCCATCCGCCCGAAGCCGGAATCACCTTCCGGCCCGTGATGCTCGCCAAAGACCCGGAAGGGCCGGCGAGCGCATGCGCACCGATAGACGGGTTCCCGCCGTACCCGTTGCCTGACGGCACAAAGATTTTGAGCGTCCCGTTCGTAGCCGAATCGGGGATGGTGTCAGCGATACCCTTGTAGAACCAACCCCCACGGTTGTGATCCGAATCCCACAGCAGCCCGCCCGCCCAACCTGACGCGTACACCCCGTCACGCCACGTTGCTGACGTGTACGGGTTGAACGTCCGCGAATGGGTTCCGAAAGTGTGAATCACCCCACCCGTCGTAATCGGCGCACCCGAAGTCGGGTCAGCCAGAGGAGCCAAAACGATGGCACCACCGCCCGTCCAATCGATGAGCACACGCGTACCCAAAGTAGGGTCCGCCCCCTGATAAGTGACATCACGCGGAACGGTGTCATCACAGAGAACCGTCACCAAACCGCCAGCAGGAGTGCCCGTCACAGTCGCATACGGCGGTCGGGGGACAGGCCCCAACACAACTGTTGTGTTCCCCATCGAACCGATCCAACACAAATCATTCAAAATCGGGGGCACACCAACCATCGGCAACAACAGGTCAGACCCCGGCACATTCACCGTCGCCAAACCCGCCACCCAATCAATGGCAGTACACGTCCCCTTCCGGGCAGACGACTGACCAAACGCGAGCTGCTGGTTGATGCGCGCCTGCTGGACGGTCACCGTTTCTCCGCGACCGTCAGATCAAACGTCATCAGGTCGGTCGGGTTCATCGAAAACTCCATCTTCCGAACCTCCCCAAACCACTCCGCCACAACAACGTTCTCAACAACCTCGTTGACCTGGATGTAATCACCCAGCTCGAGGTCGGGCCTTGGAAGACAAGACACCGACACAACACGTGACTGCTGCGTTGACAGTCGTGCAAGCGCAGTCACAGACGCCTTCTGCGCCTTCGTTTGCGTGTCCATCAGCGGGTCGGAAAGCTCTTCCGTCCGACGACCCAACGGCCCGTCAACACACAACGGGTCAGTCGGATCATTCACCTCCGACAAACCCAAAATGGTTGCGTTCGACGGATTCGTGACAGCAACCGAATTCTTCAGATTGTTGGACATGCCACCCGAAACAGTCACCGCACCATTCACCACAGCCACAGGAACCGTCGCGGTCAACCAATTGTTTTTGACACGCGCCGTCAACTGACCCTGCCGCGTCAAATGAGGTTCCCCACCAAGGTTCGCCATCAACTGGGTGATCGCATCAAACCTGGACTGATACACCAGCCCTGCAGGCACCGGCTGATCATCCAACGACACCACAATCGGAATCGGTGAAAGCAACTGGATTTCATCCCACGTCGAAGCTTTAGTCGGACCCGTCTTCTGAAGAAAATCGTCCGCAAGCAACCGGTCAAACAGGTCAGTCACATCCAGTTGTGCAGCCCAACCAACCTGCTGCAATGACACACCCGGCCAACTCTTGAACAGTTTCGACGTGTCCGGGACGTTCTGAATCCGAAACCGACCAAGCGGAACATCCCACGTGTTGTCCGCATACGACACCCGCCGAACAATCGACAACTCCTGCCCATACGGGGCAAGAGGGTCAGTCTTCTCCTCCGGCACCAACGACTGGCCATCGAACGCCAAATACAAGGAGCCGTTCGATTGCGTTTCCGCATCAGCATCAAACGTGATCCGACCATCCGTCGTGATCGGCACCCGATCCAACCCCGGATAGTTAGCCGAAGGAATCGTCTGCTGCGACCCATAAAACGCGGTCACAACCCATTCCGAACCATTCGTCTGCTCCATAGCAGCAACCGCATCCGGATCAACTGGAACCGCCATGCGTTACACCCCCGGAGGATTACTGATCGCGTCCAACCATGTACCCGTGTACACAGCCATCACGTCCGCCCAAGAAGCACCAGGGAACGCATCAATGTAGGTTTGCCAGGTCACAATCGGCACAAGAATGTCGAGAGTGGAAGGCGAGATTTCCTGACCCGTACCAGACCACAGCGCAAGCCCACCGCCGTACTGAATGTCCTGCGCCGAGCCGAGGCCCGTCTTGTTCACATCCGGGACAACCACATACAGGAGACGCGGAACATCCGCCGGCGGGTTCGTCCTGATCAGCACAGATGTTTGACCCAAAATCTGATCCAGCAACGCCCCATCATCAAGCGTTTCGGTCTGCACCCGGAAGTTGAGATTCTGAAGTTTCCCTCGAGCACCCAACAGGGCAACAACACGGTCACCAATCTGATACGTCTGCGCCTGCCGCACACGCGTCAACGTGTCAACAAAGTCGGACTTCAGATCAACTTGGACAACCATGTTCGGGTTGTTCGGGTCAGAAATCCATGCCTTCGACGGGTCCGAAAAGACTTCACCGATCACATAATCGGTGAACCCCAAAGACACACCGCTGACATCGAACGCTTCCGCCCGATACGACACAGGCACACCGGTCGGGATCTCCCAATCGTCATGAACCGCACCACCCGCAGCAAACAGCGACCCAGCCCCACGAACTGTCTCCGTCACACCATCGTGGGTGCGCGTGATATTGATCGTGTGCGCCCCATCCGGCAGATCATCGGCAGCGAACACCATATGAGCTGACGGAGGCGCCGTCGTAAGGACCAACGTGAACGCATCCCCCGCAGTGAACGCATACAACCCCGAACCGGGTGGGGTTTCCACCAGATCCGAAGTCGTATACAAGCCAGACAGTGCAGGAGTTTCAACAACAGATGTGGTCACCCGGTAAAGGCCAGGCCGACCAAACGTCGGCGGGAACGGGAGAGCCATTTAGGGTTGCCTCCTGTATCCGCGTGAAGCGGCACGATCCTGAGTGTTCTGGGCGGACGCAATCTGCTTCTGAATCATGAACTGGAACGGCTGACCATCAATCGTCCCCTGCAACGTGGCACCCTCAAGCGACACCGTCGTAGGACCGCCAGCATCCGCCGAACCCATCCCCAAGCGCCGGCCAGCATCAACCCACACCTTCCGGTTCTCAGCCTCCTTACCCGGCTTCCCGGAAATGAACGCCTCCCACCGGGTGTCCTTCTCAGCAAACTTGTACATCGGCGCACCACCCGAATAGATACCCGCACCGAAGCCACCATCCGCATACGAGTACAGGCCACCGTTCGCATTCGCAATCGCAGGGCCACCCGCACGCACAATGATCGACTGACCCGCATTGAAACGCGCCTGCAGGTTCGCATACGCAGCATTGATGTTCGCAATAGCACTCAACGCCTGACTGTCATCCACATTCAGCAGCGTGTGAACAACCGGAGGGATCTTCCCCAAATGGTTGTTCACATAGTCATCCGCAGCAGCACCAGTAAGACCCATCTGCGCCGCGACTCCATACAGAGCCTTACGACCAGCAACCCAAGCCGCAGTCGTCTTCACCTGAGATGCAGTAGACGCCTCAGTGGCATCAATCACATCCTGCTGGGCATTCGCAACCGCATCCAAAGCCGTCTGATTGTCACGACCAGCCACAGTCGTCGCATCCAACGTTTTACCGTTCTTCGCAACCGACTGTGTAGCCTTCGTCGTCGCAGCAGTAACCGACTTCTGAGCATCCGCAAGAACACCCATCGCCTTCGCCGTGTTCAGGGCTTGCCGTTGCGCATTCTTCAAATCGCCAGACGACTGACCAACACCCTCAAGCACCTTGTTGATATCAGCCAAACCCTGACCAGAACCAGGAGAACCAATCGAAGACGACTTCTGCCGTTGAGCCACAGCCGACGCCTGAATAGCCTGCAACTGTGCGAGCGCCTTCTGATTACCCAGCGACGCATCCACAACTGTTGCCAACGGAATACCCGACCGGTTCGCAGCCTCAATCGCCCCCGAATCATGCAGGGCTTTCACCGCAGCTGCACGAGTATTGTTCGTGATCGCACCAGTCTGCTTATCCAGAGAATCAGTAAGATCCTGCACACGAGCCGCAGCATCCGCCTGAGCCTTCAAGAACGCGCCACCAAGCAGGGCGGTAGCCGTTGTCAGTGCGATACCCCACGGGCCAGCCAGGAACCCAACCACGCCCTGCAGGGCAGACGCAATCCGCACCTGACCGACAGACTCGAGAGCACCAGCAAAAGCCAGCACCTTCGGCACACCCAGAAGGAACGCACCACCAGCAAGCCCAACAGCAGCAGTGATCAGCCCGAACGCAAGAGCACCCTGCTGCACCGGCACCGGCAGGTCGTTGAACATCTTCAACAGGCCTGTCAGCGTTTTCGCAATATCCCGGAGAGGACCATTCGCAGCCGAACCGGCACGAATCAGATCCACATTGAACGCAGCAGACAGCTTCTTGATGTCACCCTGCAGGTTGTTCATCTTCCCGGACGCCTGACCAGCAGCGAACCCCTGATCGTTGACCTTGTTCGTCCAGTCCTCAATACCCTTCGCGCCCTCTTTATAGAGCACGTTCGCACCAGCGATAGCGCGGGCGCCGAAGATCGTTGCCAGGGTCGAGTTGCGCTGCGCCTCCGTCAGACCACCAAGCTTGTCGTGGAGCTGGCCAGCAAGGTTCGACACGCCAACAAACCGGCCCGCACTGTCGTACAGCGAAATGCCAAGATCCTTCATGTCCCCGGCAGCTTCCTTGGACGGGTTGGCCAGTTTCAGAAGCATCTGCCGAAGGTCAGTACCAGCAACCTCACCGATCAGACCAGCGTTCGCGAACGCCGACAGGGTACCGATCGTTTCATCCAGCGAGATGCCGAACTGGGATGCGACCAGACCACCCGACTTGAGGGCCTCACCGAGATCACCGACACCACCAAGCGCCTTATCCGCACCAGCAGCAAGCAGGTCAGCCACGTGAGGGATGTCAGCACCCTGCAGGTTGAACTGGGTCAGAGCAATCGTCGCAATCTCAGTCGCCTTACCCACATCAATCTGACCAGCAGCAGCCAACTGCAGAGCACCCGCAAGAGCACCACCCATGATGTCCTTGACCGCAATACCAGCCTTGACAAGCTCAGTCTCAGCATCCGCAACCTCATTCGCGGAAAACCCGATGTTCTGACCCATCGTCAACGCAGCCTCGGAAAGCTGCTTCATCTCACCAGCAGTCGCATGCGACAGGGTTTGAACAAGCGACATCTTCGCGTCGAACTCAGCAAACGACTTGATCGCCAAACCAACACCAACCGCCGCCACAGTCCCAATAGCAAGGAGGGCCACACCGAGCTGCTTGACGTTCTCCTTCTGCGCAGCCAGCTTCTTGGCCTCATCGGTGGTGGTCTTCGTCGCCAGAGACGCCTTCTGAAGCCCAGCAATATAGTTGCTGACCTCAGCCACAAGAGTGACCTTGGTGGTCCTGTCGGTCAAAAGGACCACCTCCACGCATTGAAATTGGGTGCTAGCACTGATACGCCAAAAAAGTGGGCGCGTAGAATCTGTGATATGAGCGAAACGCAGATGACCCACAAGAACGGCGCAGCATACGCATTGCCTGTCATCGGGGCATTGGCGGCAGTGATCGGCATCATCCTTTGGATCGCCGGCACAAACCAGCTAGCTCACGACACCGCCGTGAACAGCTTCTCGAGCGCCCTCGGAGGGCTGACAACCGGCAACACCAGCGGCGACCAAATCATGATCTTCGCCGGCATTGCACTACTCGTCGTCGGGGTGATCCTGCTGCTCGTCCGCCTCATCATTGCCGCGGTACGTAATTGATGCCCTCCACCCGCTGAACCGACCACCGGAACCCATGCATCGGATCGTCAGGGTACGTCTTCTGAAGTAAAGCCTGCTCCCGCTCAACCGCAGCAGCAGCATGGTTGACCCGGTAAGACGCCTCATAGTGATACTTGGCGTTCCTATCCACGGCCCCATTGGCGTCATCAGACATGGCTTCTTCGATCACTTCGCCGTACTGGCCGATCCCATCTTTATACGCCAGGTACGCGAGGAACTTTGCGCGCTCCTCCGGGGTGAATTCCGGTTCACGGGTAGTCACAGAAGACACCAACCGGTCGCCCTCATAGATGTACTCAGTGAACTCGCGTGGCTCCCACCCGTTCAAACGACGGTGGGAAATCCGCAGCTCGAGGGCTAGTCTGAGTTCCGCTTCCGCTCGCCCTCGGACGCTTTTTTTAGCGCTTCCACCTCAGCCGCAGGATCGTACTCATTCAGGGCGAAAATGGCGTCACCGATACGTGACACGGTGGAGCCGGCGCCCTTGAAAATGGCCCGCCACTGATCTTCGGTCACATCCACGAGCTGGTCATCCTCAACAAGGTGCCCGGTGGCCTGAGCCACAATCGGAACCAGCGCACGCAGGTTGTACCCGTAACGCATGTCCAACAGCACACCAGGACGCGCCGTGGCGGCGTCACAAGCAAGCGTCCACTCGGTACCATCCATGCGTTCAAAACGCAGCACGTACAGGTGGTTGTTCAACGAAATCTCAACATCGCGGGTGGGCTTCTCAGCCTCAAACTCCGCCTTCAGATCGTCAGCAAAACTCATTAGTAACGTCTCCCGTTATCACCCGTGAAAGAAGACCCGGCAGGCAGCACGGGAGAACCACCTGCCGGGAGTTGGTTATGCGACGAGCGCCTGGTCCTTCAGCGTCGGCGCGGTGATGTAAAGAACCTGCGTCACCGTCTGAAGACCGTTAGCGGTCGGCGCGTCACGGAGAGCCTTACCCGACGTGAACGTGAACGAGTCAACCTTCTGACCAATCGTCCACGCGGTAGCGTTCGCGACACCATAACGGGCGGTCAGGAAACCAGACACCAGACCATTCGCACCACCAAACGCGGTGTACGCAATGTCCGTAGCCGAACCGTCAGTGATCACATACTGAATCGTGATCTGCTCCGTGAACGTGCCAGGACGGTTGAGCACCTGAACGTTCGTGAGGCGCCCATCGGAGATGACGTTCTCAGTCTGGTTTCGGTTCCACCCGGAAGGGGTGAGCGAATAGGTGATGTCCTTCGCCGTACCACCCGCAAGGATCGCGACGGACAGGTTGTTGCCGGACGGCACAAACGTGAGTCGGAAGAATCCGTCTGATTGCTGGCTCGGCGGCGTGGTTTCAAGGGCCACGGGGTACTCCTTCTACTTGTAACCCCGCTCCGGGGGCGTGACTGCGCAACGTTTGTTGGCAGGGCAAAGAAAAAGGCACCCTCGCGGGTGCCTTCAGAAATGGGGTTGCGGTCTAAGCCGGGTCGGATGACCAACCCAGTTCGATGACCTGATACAGGGCGGGTGGGTTCGAATCGTTGTCTGGCTGAATTGGGATCGGGGACGACCAAAACCCGTTGTAGTTCCGGCGCCCAGTCACAGCCGGCGGAATCATAAACCCGTCAGTGACGAACTGAGCTTTGACTAGGGCCGTGTTCTTCTGCACCGACTCCGCAGTAGACCCCACAATGTGCAGGGTGTACCTAGGATGCGTGGTCACAGGAGGGCCAGAAGCCCTCGTCTGCTCGTCAATACCTTCAGACGGATGCACCATCGCATACTGCGTGTACTCCGTCGCGCTTGACGGCACAGCAGTCACAAACGTTGCCGACGCAAACGCCGCAACAGCCTGAACCTTCGCCTTCACCGCCAAAGTGTCAGCCCACGTCATAGTCCGGCCTTCTTCTCAGCCTGCTCAAGCGCGATGTTCAGGCCCTTTTGGAAGTCAGCCTCATTGTTGTGCAGCGCATTCAAAAGGTCATTGGACGGGGCCGTGTGAGGCGTACCGAACTCGCGCAGGTTACCCAGGGGGCCACCAGCCTTGTCCTTGTTGTACCCAATCTCAGAGGAGATTGCCCCAAGCCGTGCACCCGTTGTCCCGTGCACGTCAAAGTCGATTGCGCCCGCAGCAGCAGACCACCGGTTGTTACCAACCGACTTAGCCGACTCCCTCTTAATGAGCACCGACGTGAACTTGAGCGCCGACACCACATTCGGGCCAGCAATAAGCGGCACGTGCGCCATATCGGCAGCAAGTTTGCCCAACTCCGAAAAGTCGAACTCGATCCCATCGGACATGACGCCTCCTAGGTAATCGCTTCAACCGCAAGCCGACGCGCGGTCGCATGAGTTTCCGTAAACGGACCCTCAACACGAAACGTCTGACCCTGCACACCCACATCCAAAGGGTTCACAGTGATCGTCGCCACATCATCCGTCTGCACAGACTCAGAACCCACAATCGGGAGCGAAAGAATGCCGCGCTGCTTCGCCAACTGCTGACCCTCAACAAGAGCCTGCTGCGGACGCACAAACGGATACCGCAAACGACACTTCCCGGTGTAGACGGTCGTCCATGTTTGGGACTCAGTACCATCCGGGTTCACCACAATCCCCGCAGCCCGACGAATCGTGCACGTCGATGTCATGTTCAACTCAGCCAGTTGACGACCAGCCAACGTTGCAGAATCGGCGCTCATATCCACGGATTCCAAGGATCAGGCCAACCAGAAGGCATCGACCGAAACGGGACAGCAGGTGTACGAATCGTCCACGCCGCATCCGAATTGCCGTCACCCAAACCAAGAAGATTCTTCTCAGCCTCAGACAGATACAAGGCACCCGTCGAAACAGCCTGGTCAAGACGGTACGAATAATCGTCAACCGTCTCCTCAAGCTTCCCATTCGGGTTATTCAACACACGCAGGACCATCGCACACTCAACCTGAACCACCAGATTCACAAACGACGGATCAGGTGTTGCATCGATCCGGGTTGGCACCGAAGGCACCTGTGCGACAATCTGGGACCACGCATCATCAAGAAGCGCGGCCCCAGCATTCGTCTCAACACTGGTGAGGGTGCGCAACGACCTATTACCAAGGTCAAACACTGTTGCCGGGTTAGACGCCATCGCGCACCCTCCTATTCAGTTACGAGAAGCCATCCAATCCCAAGGATCAGACGCATGCTTGCTCCGATTACACGGAAGACAAGCCGGGACAATATTCGCGCGACAATGCAAACCGCCACGCGACAACGGATAGAAGTGGTCAGCCTCAGCAGCCGGCCCGCCACAATACGCACACGGCTCGCCATACACCGAAGTCAAAAACTCGACATCGACACAATCCGGGCCATGCTCACAAACCGCCTCCAACGCGCGAGCCTTCCGAAGAAAGTTACGCGCCAGAAACGGCTCAGGATTCGCGTAATAGTCCGCGAGCTTCTTGGCGCGTGCGTATTCGACGTTGCGCCAATACCAATCACGAGACCCGGCAAGATAAGCGGCACGATTTGATTCGCGCCACTCCTGGGTGCGCGCGGCTTCAAGAGATCGCTTTTCGGGCGACCATTCGGCGCGAGCAGCATTTCTCAGCAGATTGGCGCGCACGCGGTCCGCTTCACGCTTCTCTGGCGACCATTGCGACCGCAACTCGGCCTGCTTCTTTGTCAAGCAAGCGCGACAGCGATAACGGCCCTTCTGAAGTACCCGCTCAGAACCACACTGGCGACAACGGGGATCGGGTAAGCTAGACACATCGACTCCTAAACAGTCGGTCATGCCCCCGGATGTTTGCGCATCGCGGGGGTCCTGTGTCTATTCTACCGCGAGGGTGCGACACCTGAAGATGCCGCACCCAGCGACGGTTAGAACGCAGCCGTGCCCTTCGTATAGATGGTAAAGGCGTCGTTCGAGCCAATGACAAAGCCATAGTAAGCCTCGACCAGGAGAAGGGTAAGGTTCTCCTGAAAAGCGCTATGCCAGTTGGTTCCGTCGAAGTAGTTGGCTTCGGTCGAAATCTTCACCGAGATGTCCATGCCGACACCGTATGCAGCCTGCGACCAGTCGCCACCGACAGCGCGGATAAGCGAGTCCTGACCACCCTGACCGGAAGCAACAACAGTTGCCTTCGACGCAGCAGCGGTACCACCGGTGAGGAGACGCTGGTCAACCGTGAACGGTGCAGCCGTAGCGGCAACGTTCGAGCTGATCGCCGGGAACGTGATCGTGTAAGGACCGCCAGCAGAACCAGAAACGGTGACGGTAGCGAAAACGCCACCCCACGCCTGAACAGCCGTCTGAATGGTGGCCGCAGCAGCGTTGTAAGCCTGCGTGGTCGAGTTACCACCCGAAGACAGAACGAACGTGCCACCGGTCGGGGTACCAACGATGGTGACCGTCTGGGTGGCGTCACCTGCACGCCAATACCGTCCCGAAACACCCTTACCGAACGACACCGGGTAGCCGGCAAACGAGCCGTCAATACCAGGAACCGATGCTGCGTTGTCGTTCCCGAGGAACAGGGGGCGACCGGTGGTGTCCGTGGCAAGACCAGCATCAATGCGCAGACGCGGGTCGGCGACGATACCGGTGAAGTCGTAGTTCTTGTCCACAACCTTGCCAGCACCCGTCAGGATGTCAGCGTAGATGCCACCGTTCGCCTGCGAGGCGGTACCGAGCGCAACCGTGTTGGTCGAGTTCGACAGGTTGTCCGAGAACGGGCCAGCCGCACCAGACTTCAGGTCCTTACCGGTGATGGCCGCATAGTCGAACGCGCGAGCAATCGCCGTGGGGAGATCCTGAATGAGCTGGTCGTACAGACCAGCCGGGTTGGACATGACAACTTCGTCCGACACGGGAACAAGAAGGGCAACCTTCTTACCGGTCATGACCTTGACGCCGATGCCGCCCTGAGCGGCAGGCTTGACGCCACCCTCAGAAACCCACCCAGCAATCGGAATGTCCATGGGGACGGGGATTGCAGTTGCAGCGGACACGGACAGCGGCACCCGACGCGCCTGCGACATGATCGCGGACGTTTCGACAGCCTTGTTGAAGATGGGACCAGTGATGGTCGGGGGGAGCAGAGTCGAGTTGATGTTCGACAGTGCATTGGGGTTGATAGCCATGAGGACTCTTCCTGCGGCTTAGCCGCGGGTCTGGTTACGGATGATGTCCGCGAACTGCTCGGCGGGAGTTTGCGAGTTCCCGGTCGGCTTCTGACCCTGAGACGGGTCGGCGCGCGGTACAGAAGGTTTCGTGCCCGAAGGCAACATCTCGGCGAGCGCTTCCGCGTCAGCGGACATCTCGTCGTAATCGGATCCCTGAATGCGTGCAGCCAGATTCGCGGGGAGCCCTTTTTCGAGAGCGACCTTGTATCGGATCGCTTCAAGCTCTTTCGCTGACTGGCTTGAGAACAGTTCGTCGCGTTCCTTCTTGAGTCGCTCAAGTTCGGAGAGTTCAGCGTTGGCCCTCGTAGCGGCATCCAGCTTGAAAGCCTTCAGCTCCTTTTCGAGTGCATCTGCACGCTTGCGTTCTGCGGCGATTGCTCGCTTACCCGCATCACCTAGATCGAGGGATTCGCCCTCTTCGTTGGTTTCATCGGGGGTTTCCGGGGGTACTTCTTCGGACATGACTTGCTCCTGAATCGCTCGGGAAATCCGCTCTACGTCGCGTGGAGCGGAGGTTTTTGGGCAACAAAAAAGGCGCCCTCTCGGACGCCCTTTCGTGTTTGGTCTAACTAGCTGAGATAGAAGTTGCCGTACCGTTTCGCGGCACGGTCAACCAGGATGCGATCGTTTTGCCGCATCTGGTTGAGCTGTTGAATCCACTTACCCGCAGAGTCGTAACCGTGCGGTGGGATGTAGTCGAGGTAGCCGGCGTCACGGAGGAAAGCTTGACGTGTTGCAAGGTCGGGGCCAGCAATCTCCATGATGCTTTCTGGCATGAGGCGGACACGTGATGTGGTCGAGTAGCGGGCGTTCCCAACTTTCTCAAAGTTGGATCGGCCCATCTGCTGCTTCCCGAACTGGCCTCGAGCCGTAGCACCCTCAGTAGTCGTGTACACGCGCACCGGTTCCCCGTTTGGGCGAACACCGATGGTGGTCTTCGTCATCACCGAATGACCTTCGGGACGGTTCGGAAGCCGGTGTGAATACCCGATCCCGTTGGCGCCACGACGCGCATCCACAACCTTGGTCACATCAGCACCAGACCGAATCGACTCAGCACCCGCCTTCCCAAACACGCTGTCCTGTTCTTCCGCAGACAACGAGTCGAAATAGGATTGCGGGTCAGCATGCAACCCGGTGGGCAGTTTCTCCCGCGACGACGACGTAACCGCAACCGCAGTGCACTGACACGACACATGCCGCAAAAACGCTTCCTCACCCGACGAAATACCAGCCAGGGCGGCACACCTCGAGCAGGCGGAACCGTTCGTCACACGCACATAGTGGGTGAACGACTTCCCAGCGCTGGATACGAGATCCGCGGACCGGGCCATATCCGCCACAACCGTTTTGAAGATCGCAGCAAGATAGGTGGCGCCCGATTCCATCGACTGGATGCGCCCCAGGCCGGCACCAACCGCTTCCTTCGTCGTCGTCACCGACCCATACAGGATTCCGGCCACGTCGCGTCCGTCACCGTCCACACCCGTGAACGCTTCAGGGATAATCGCAGCCTTCGTCGGGGTGAAACCCTCCGTGTTCGCCGCAACTTTCGCGTTGAACCGATCAGAACCCTTTGCCAGCTCGAGCTGAGCCGACGCAGCATGTGCCGTCACCTGCGGGCCGATAGAAGCCCACGAGGCGTCCAAGTTGTCGAAATCCATTTGCCGCCACAACGACAACGACCTGTTTCGGGCAACATCAGTCACCTGAATGAGCCGATTCTGTCGTTCGAACGCGAGCGCCGCTGCGGACTCCATTACGCCACCTTCGGATCAACCGCCTGCGGGTCTGTAGGGGCAGCATTCGGGTCTGAGAGGGCGTTAGCCGCCGCCTGCACGCCGAAACCCTGCGCCTGCACCGAATCGGCTTGGCGACGCAGTTTCATGCGTGCAATCGTCTCCGGTGAACGGCCCAGGTTCTCCTGCGCAGTCTCCCAATCCGTAAGACCAGACTGGTACTCCTTCGTCACAGCATCAGTCACCTGAGCCTGCGTTGGTGTACCCGCATCACGCCACAGGGTTTCCATCCTGCGGGCGTCATCGTTCCAATCCCCGTCACGGAACCGCAGCACAAGACGCTGCATTTCCTCCCACGAGTTCCCAAACGCAGTCTGCTTCCGCTCCGCACGCTTGATCAGACGCGTTTCGCCGGCACGCTGACCCTCAGCCGTTGGGGCGTTGATCGTTTCGAGGCCGAAATACTCAATCGGCAGAGACGAAACACCCGATGCGAGACGCGAATACATGTTTATCGCAGTCTCAAAGTTGCTGAGGTCAGAAGCAGGCAGTTGCCCAACCTTCGCATCCGGGTTCGAGTTCGCCCACACCGACCCGAAATAGGCTTCCCACGCAGGCATCGGATTACCGTCAGCATCCACAAAATCACCCTTGGACACACCAAGCGCATACTTCTGCGGCACCGCCGTAACCTCAACACCCAACTGCAAGTTCGTGAGCGTCCTGGACGCCGAATCCGCAATCGGAATCAGGTCAGCCATCTCCGAAACACCCTCAGAAATGCTCCACGTCACCCGCGTCGCACGATTCCGGTTGATGAACGGCACAACAGGCGGCTTCCCCAGATTATGAAAGTCAGGGTCTTGCTCGTTCTCCCACTGACCGTCCACATTCACAAGCCACATGGTTTTGTTCGGCAGATACAGGGTCGCCTTGTTGTCAAGCAGCTCCGACGCGTTCGAATACGCCCCAAACTGGTCCGTGCTCGAGTACGACCCGTACAGGCGCAGAGCAGCAGTCACCTTATGGGTGCGAGGGTCACGAATAGCCACCATCTCCATAGGCGACTCAACCGTGATCAGCGGATACTCGGAATCCTCATCATTCGTACCCACACACACATACGAACGAGCCAACGACAGCGCATCCGTGTGCGCAAACCCGGCCCGCTCATCCATGTTGTTGTACTGCCAAATATCCCAAAGATCCGCATCCGCAGAATCCTTACCAGGCATCCGAAAACCAGTCACATCAAGGCGCTGCTCAATCGCATCCACCCCAACACGCGGCCAGTTCACACACACCGTAAACCGCTTCAACTCCTCCGGGATCGCCAGACCGAGCTGCACAAGACGGTGCATACCCTCGTAATAGTCGTTATACAGACGCGTCTGCACACGAGTAGCCACAAGAGTGTTCCGCAAGTTATTGAAAAGGGACTGCTCGTCATCGGTCAGCGCGCCCATGTGGACTCCTTATCTACCGAAAACGAACATGCGAGAATCCACAGGCGGCACAGCCGCAGCAGCAGAACGAGAATGAGCAAAAACAGCAAGCGTGACAGCCACCAAAGGCGAAATATCGGTTTCATCGCGACGGTTCCAACCCCACGCCCCCGAATCACCCAACGGACGTTTCCGGGCCGACTCCAACGCAGCATTCAAACCAGGCTGATCCTTATGCCGAATGTCATCGTTCAAAACCATCTCCTTGAACGACCCACACGCCTGCCCGTACTCACGCATCGACACAACCTCAACATCGACACCAGCAATAGCAAACGAATTCAACAGGGCGCCGGCAGGACCAATCGCATCAAGAACAATCGACGCAGGCTTCCACTTCGACTGCATGTCCTCCATGAAATCGACAACCCACCCCGTACCACGGGACCGCTTCACAACCTCCGTGTGAACCTTCCCATCAGCACGCCGACCAGCAATAGCCACCGAAGTAAACGAACTGTCAGGCGGAATATCAATAGCAAACGACACCGGATCCAGAGCCGAACTGAGCTGATCACCAGCAGCAGCCCAAAGATCCAGATCAATGACCGCAGCAGTCTTCGTGTCATCCCACACACCCAGACGTTCACGCATGAAATCGATCTCAGTGAACGTCTTACGTTCCACATCAATGAACGAATCGAAAATGCGGATGTTGTACGCCGGATTAGCTTCAGCACGAGACTCGGGAGAGTCCGGGTCAGCCGTTTTCGGGTCAGCGCTATACGAAAGCCAGATCAGCGACGGGTCACCCTCATCACCTCGAGCTTTGAGGCCACGGAACACATCCGATTCGCCCGTGTCCTTACCCGACGACGAAAAATAATAGATGTGCGGGTTCGGACGGCTCGAAAGGGTCGGCAGGATAGCCGCCATCGACGCCTGATTGAGATTGAACGCCTCATCAAACAGGATCACATCACCCGTGAACCCGCGACCACCATCCTTCGACCGTGTAAGAAACCGGAGCCGCTGCCCCGACTTCAAACCAATCGAAGTGTCCTCATTCGAGTTGTGATAATACGCAACCTGCTTATCGAACTCAGGCGTGTTCTTCACCAGGGCATAAATCTTCAGATACGCCTCTTTGGCCGTCTTGAACTCATGAGCCGAATAGATAACCGTCTCAGTCCGCAGCACAAACAGGTGCAGCAACATCAGGGCGTTGATGATCTCGCCCTTACCGTTCTGGCGAGGCACCTCCTCGGCGGACTCCAACGTCAACCACTTACCGCTCGCCTGCTCCGCACAATGATCATCCAACGAAGTCCGCTGCCACTCATCCAGGCGCCGACCGGTACGCTCATAAATCGCAACCGCATCAGGCCCAGACGTGAACTCATAATCAGGACAACTACGAACCCGTGGCCTTTGAGATCCGGTCAGCACGTCGCCTTGCGAGGTCGTCACCAAGATCAACCTCCGCGCCGGCCAACGCCGAACTCTCCGAAATGTCCTTCATCAAAGAACGCAACTCCCGAGCCATCGACGCATTCGGCTGATCATCCAAAGACCGCGCCAACGTCCGCGCCAACTGTGCAAACCACGACGACTGAGCCGCATCAGGCAACTTCCCCAACTCGGCTTCAACCGAGACGAAAACACCAGCCATCAGGGAACCTCCGACATTCGAATATGTGTTCGAAAGAACCCGAAATTTCAGTGGGGAGAGAAGCGTCGCCGCCCCGGAGGTCCCGGCGTCGCAATCGATTCACCCCGTCCCCCACCCCTTGGAGGGCCGAGTTTCGAACAAGTGTTCGATTGGTTGGGCTTATCGCTTGTGTGCGTGTTGTGCTACTGCTTCGAAGCGGTGCTTGTATGCACCTTGCTTGGGCCATGCCTCTGTGTCTGTGTGCAGTAGGCGGGTGATGTCCTGGTAGCCGGCTGATGCAGCCTCGGTGAGCATGGTGTTGCGTACCCGTGTGTAGTCATGGGCTGTGGGTGTCGGCTTTGCTGTGATGACTTCTGCTGCTATCACTCTGCGTGCGCTCATGGTGTGTGCTCCCGTGTCTACCATTGGCGTGAGGTTGGGTATTGGCCACGTGTGGTGTTGCCTCTGCTGCTGTTGCATCCGTAGTGTGCTGGGCGCAGGTTGCTTGACCGTGTGGGGTCACCGCCTAATGAGGTGGGTGTCACATGGTCTGCTGAGAATGAGGCTGGTGTTCTTGGTTCAGCCGTGTAGTCGATGGGTTGCATGCACAACCAGCAGGGTGCGTTGACCTTCTGGCATTCGGTCTTGAACCTGGCGCGTGCTTCATTCCATGCATGACCTCGAGCCGGCATGGCATCACCTCACTAATGGGTGGACTTCACGACCAGCTCGCCGCGCTTGCGCGCTCTCGCGTCTCGAGCACGGCGCACATTGTCTGCTTGGTGCTTCTGGTATTGATCCTTCTGGCACGCCCGACAGTAACGGACGCCATCGGGTGCGAACCGGGAGTTGTCCGGAGTGTACGCATGACCATTGCGACAGTATGGGAGTTTGTACAGAGCGCGGGTGCCATGACGCCACTTGTCTGCTTCGTTCTCCAGCTTCGTACCGTACGCCAGGTTTGATGCGTGGGCGTTAGTGGGATCACCATCGAGGTGTCGGATGTCCAGCCCTTCAGGACGCGGCCCAAGGAAAGCGAGGGCAACCGCTACGTGTACCTTGACCGTGGTCTGCTTCTCACGCCCGTGGCTCGGACCGAAGTGAAGATAGCCGCCGCGGTGCGAGTCTTCTATCTCAATTGTCCCATCGACCACCGACACTTATGGCTTGTCGGTCCACCCTCGTCGGACAAAGATCTTGGCAAGGCTGCCTGGCCAAACCGAACCAGTTGGGCGGTCGTCGCGGAACAGGTTGATACCTGCAGCGCTGTATGAGGCATCGGCTATCTGACTGCAAATCCATGTACTTTGGTCGCTCAACTTGGCTTCGATCCATTTGGGTGTGCGTGTGCGGAAGATGTGGGCTATCCCAATCCATGCGTCAGTCCAGAACCCGTAAGGTTTGCCGACTTGGTCGAGGTTGAACCCTTTGATCGCCAACTGTTGCGTTGGCGTGAGGTCGAAGTCGGACCATACTGCATCGGGGAAGTCACCCCTCTGCATGATCATGACTCCGGAGCCTTCAGCGCTTACTACAGCGTCGTTGATTAGGTGTCCTCTGGTGTCGTACACGTCGCCGACGAAGACGACGTTGTGTGACCAGTGGGAGTTGGTGACGACACGGATGACGAAGGGCCAGAACCCGTTGGAGTGAACCAATCCGATTTGGCCAACATCCGACATGTGGTCAGCTCCTCGTTAACGACGAAAGCGCCACCCGTCATGGGCAGCGCTTCGTCTTAGTTGGTCAGCAGGTGGGTTCGAGGTGGTGTTCTTGACCGTCGTCTAGGGAGGCCAAGAATTCTTCTGCCGTGTTGTAGGTGGTGACCCCGTTGAGTCGGTCTTGGAGTCGGTTGGCTTCACGGATGATGATGCGTTCAACGGTCATCTTTTGGATTGCGAGCGCTTCAGCTATCTCGTCTGGCGTTCTCGTTTGCATCGGTCGCCTCCTTCGCGAACACGCTTGGGTGTGTGAGTAGCCGGATGAGTGCGGGGAGTACACGTGGTGGGTGTGACTCGAGCAAAGGCCAGTACCGTTTGTCGGTGGTGATGCGTCCCCATCCGTGCCAGGGGTCGATCATGGGCGTTTCACTTTCACTGGTTTCGGCAACCACACAACACCTGCCGCAGCAGCACGATCCTTGTCCGCGCACTCAAGAGCAAGCGAGGGCACAACCCATGCCTGACCACACAGAGCACAGTGAAAGCGATCTAAAGGGTCGATGTCGTGCATGGTGCCTCGGATCTAATGAGCGCTATACCGTCCATAACAGGCTGTAATGGCACGTATAGCTGCCATTACCCGTCTTCGTCGGTGTCTTCGTCCCAGATGGCGTACGCAATTGCTGGTGCGTTCTCCGCTTTGTGCAGCTCGAGCGCATCGTTGAGCAGCCCTGTGGTCACGTGTGGGAACTGGCCGTCAGCCTCGATCAGCACAGGTTCGCTGGCCGTCATCGTTTCAGGGTCAACCGCGACGGCGTATGTGACCCAAGCAACTACGGGCCAGTGTTCACCGAAGATGTCGTCTACACGTTTCTGGATGTGTTTCTCGAGTCGGTCAGTCATGGGCGCCCGACTCCAACTTCACGTCCAGCAGGTGGCGTTCATCAATGACCGTCAGCGCTGTCGTGCTGAGCGCATCCTGCGACACAGCGAAATGATGTCCGCACATCAGCAGATGCGACAGTTCGTCGCCTACATGGAAGAACACTTTCACGTATGCGCGTGCACCACACTTACGGAAATCGCAACGGTCAGCGTGGGTGAGTACCGGGTTCGCCGGCTTCACAATGTCCAACGCCCATCACCGTTTCGTGTCCATGATGTGCCCCTTAGAAGTCGTCTTCGTACATGCCGTGCTTGTGTTGGTATCGTGCCAACCGTCGCAACGCACGTTTCGCCTTGGCACTCACGGACCAATGCCGCATGTCAATGAAGTAGTCGCGCCCATGAAACGTGATCACACGTGCTATCGGGTCAGCGAAGGGAAGGTCACCGAAACGCGGGAACTCATACTCAGCCATGGCGTCTGGTTGATCCGTGTCCAGATCGCTCCGACTTGATCTCCCAGAACGTGAACGGATAGAGGTCGCTGTGCTGCACCGCTCCAGGCTTGCCCGATTCGATGGCACGACCAGTGAGGATGTCTGAGCAATCCCATGCGGTCGGTCGACTGCCGCCGTAGGCCAGGCCCGCGCCGCATGTGCATCGAGCCGACTGGCTGTAGGTCAGATCCTTGTCCTTCAGCGGCTTCGGCTTTTCTGTCCGCTTCTTGCGGAACCTATCGCGCCAGTCGACCATCGTCTTCTCCATGCTCCACAATGAGACCCAAGATGCGGGCTGCTGGGTCGTCCTCAAGGCGCGGCGATTGGTACGCTGCTCCCGCGAACAGGTCTTCAAGTGCGATCGCCGGGAGTCGCTGCTGCTTGTCCTCAGGCATTAGCCGCCCATTTCCTCAACCTGTGGCGAGTTCGTTTCAACCCACGCCCACGCCGTCTCACGCTGCTCAGGTGTGATCTGATCCCCGCACCACACCAGTGCACGCAAAAGAATCCGCGACACATCAACAGGAACCACCGGGGTAGGTGTGACATGTGCGTGAGGTGTCGTGTACGGGTGATGACAGACACTACAGATCGGTTCACGCTGGACCATTTGTGCACCGTCCCGTCAACCGTCTACGAACAGGACGCATGTAACAGAACACCCCTGCGAGTGCTGCAAGGATGCCAACCGATGAGCCGTACACGAAATGACGCATGGTGGCTCCTTTGCCAGCCGAAAATGTGGGGTGAGGCTCGTCAACCGTCCGGAATCCTGCCCCACCCCATGAGGACCAACCCTGGACTCAACGAGCGGAACTGGTCATGATGTGCCGTGCGCAAGCGGGGGCAGGATTTGAACCTGCAACTCCGGGTAAACCACGGCGGGCTACCAACTTCCCCCACCCCGCCCACACACGCGCTATTCAGTTATCGGCGGCAATCGGCGCCGCATCACTCGCCATCGACCGAAGCCGTGACGAGGAGTGTTAGACCCACAGTTCTACTTGAACTCAGATAGAACGTGGGGCCTTACAAAGATCCGGATGCAAGCACTCGCAGCGCGATATAGAGGCTCGGATGGCCCACGATTGTTGTTGTCGCTGGTGTGCATACGGAAGTATGTAGGTGGTGCAGGGCTGGCCGTTGTCGCCAAACACCCTGCACCACCAGATCAGAGAATCGTCAACGAAGACAGGTCGAAACCGTCGTCGTTGATTTGGAACACAAGCAGACCAGGATCAGAGTCATCACCAGACTTGTTCCGATACCAGTCAGACCCGTTGTCGAGTGTGGGTGCTTGAAGCCACCACTTCGACTTACCTGTCCGCTGCGACCTGCCAGTGGGCAGTACTCGCAGGTGGTGGTAGTGGCCGGACAAGAACACTTCAGCGTTCGCAAGCGCCTGAGCGCCATGCTGCTGACCCGCCCACCACTTCGGCATCTGATCAACCGCCGACTGGTGCCCGTGATGAACACCAAGCTTCGTCCCACGCACATCGACCGTTACTGATTCATCCCAATCACCAGGGCGATGGAACGTAACCGGCAGATTCAGCAGTTCAGCCTCATGCTTCAGGCGTGACTGAATGGTGAGTCCCCAATCATCCGAGGGCCGACCAAGCGACTGCTTAGACGAACGCCACGCGCCATGATTCGACGGAACAGCCACCGCATCGACCGGACCATACTTGGCCAGCAGGGCGAGCGTCTTCCACATCTCCACCGCAGACAAATCAATCTGCTGCGGCAAGCTGAGGTCGTTGGTGAACATCTGCGAGGCGACGTTCTCGAAACCCTCAATGGCGTCACCAACATCCACGAACACAAAATCGTGCAATTTGTTCGCCTTGATGTGAGCCTCAAGTGCGGCACGTTTCAGTGCAAGACGGGCCACCAGTTCCGGCGTCCCACCTCGAGCACCAACCTTGCCAACCTGTGTGTCCGCCCACGCCACAACCAGTGTGGAATCAGCGACCATACGCGGAAACGGTTTGACCTTCGTCCTACGCACCTCGGCATACAGGGCTGGCAGGTCGATGTGGTCACGCTTCGACTGCACCCCAAAAAAGTATGAGGTCAGCCATTGGCCGTCAGGGCGTTCTTTCTTCCACTGCGACACCTTGCCAACGATTTCAACCACGTCAGGGTCGTAATCGAACTTACGCAAGATCTCCGAGAAGTCAGTCAGCGGGGCGCCCACGATAGGGCCGGTAACAATCTCACCCCGTTCACCATCAAACGTGGAGTGTGCCTGCCATTCGCGCGGAACATCCTGGTTCCCCAACACGTCAGCGAACGTCACAATTGCACCTGCCCGCCCGGTGTTTGTAAATCGCAGACACCTCGCGCGGGTAACCAAGCTCCTTCATTGCGTTCAGCAACATTTGGTGGCCAACGTTTTCGTCACCTGCCGCCTGGTCAAACTCGGTTCGGTCGGTTTCGGAGAGTTTGCTACGCCATACACCGACCGAACATTTGGGGCCGGGGATAGCGGATGCCTGTTTGGCTAAAACGTCCTTGAAAGTCACGGGTGACTCCTTAAACGGAAGAGTCGACCTGAGTGTGAATACACTTCTAGCCGACTGGGATTGATTCTACAGGATTGTGGTGCTTAATGCAACTCTCACACGTGTTTCGTGTCTAAATGTTTGCTGAGAATGTCTTCGAGTGTTTCGTCTGCCCCGATGGCTCCGATCATGCGCCCAAAGTTTTCGAACATGGGTTTCGGCCAATCCAGGGAGCAGGCGGTGCATTCGAATGCAACAGTTTCCCCAGTCTGACGGTCTACCCGTTGCCAGAGTGCTGGTGTCGTAACCGATACCCCATCCTGCTTTTTGAGGTAGTTGCGGACACCACAGTTCGGACAGGCGGCCAGGATTTCGATTCGTTTGGGTGGGTCGAAAAAGTCGGTCACCCGTTTGAACCACGACGAGACGAGCTGCAACGAGGTGTACTCGCGGAAGTCGGTTACCACTTTCGGCGGCGTCCCATCTTCGGGCTGACCCAACACCCGCACCGACACGATCACCCGCTTCTCCTCCGACGTGACCTCAGCCCACGCTTTCACATAATCCTCAGCCTGCCCCAACGGTGTCGGCCTCTTGTCGACAGATGCGAGCGCTTCAGATGCTTGGACGGTGATTTCATCGAGGAGGTCGTAGGCGGCGGCGCTGAGTGGCAGTTTCCCGCCTTTCTGTGACCCACCGGATGATCCCATGCCTTCGAAGAACGCGGCCCGCAGTTGGGCGAGTAGCCCGTCTACGTTCACGTATTCGCGTCCACTGTCGCGGTCTACACCTACAGGGTGGGTTTCAGTCAGTTGGGAAACCATGTCACGAAATCCGAGGTCAGTCACCAGAGTTTCCTCCACTCCCGCTCGCTGACAACAGTTCGACCAATCAGGCTTTCACCCTTGTCGGTGTCACCGAAGAATTTCACGACCACAAGGTTGCTGCCACCGTGCCGCACGTATTGGCGACTCATGGTGAACGGCTTGACCCTGATGTCCCCGTCCAACGTCAGCGAATCGAGAAGCGCTTTCGAAGCGAGGCGTTCGCGTTCCACCACAACAATCCGTGCCATTAGTTGCCTTCCTTGCCGTAGTTGAGTAGGCCCGCCAACAGCACGTCATCCTCCACGTAATACATGTAGTGGGTGACTGTCGTCAGATCGGTTGAGTTCTCAAGCAACTGTCCGAGTCGCAAATCGGGGTTGCGGTTCCAGATGCGGCGTATCTCACCCAAAATCAGGTCAATACGCTCAGGATTACGAGACATCAGTGTTCGCCCTTCTTGTCGCTAATGTGACCAACAATCGCGAATAGGTCTGACGCGATCCGGGCAGACCCGACAGTTCGTCCGGCGCGCCCATATGCGGCTCGATCTTCGGCGTATCTGCGAACCTTGTCGATCACGGCGAGCGCTTCAAGACGCGCAGCTTCAGTCGCCGCCCAATCCAAACCGCCCACTCGCGATAGCTCGGATTCAAGCTCGGCAACCCGTTGTACTGGGTCGTTTGTGGTGCCCGCATAATCCGACACACCACCCTGACGCGGCGAACAACGATCAGACATCACGCAATCCCTTCCAAATCAAATGACTGCTGGGACAAACGCTTGGCAATAAGCTCGCAATACGCTTCGTCAATCTCGACAACTTCTGCATCAACGCCACCGGTTTGCCATGAGGGTGTCCGACTAGGTAGTTCTGCTTCCCGCCATCAGTCGTCAGAACCGACGAGTCCTTAGACGTTCGCTGCGGCCATCTGCCAACAAGGAAGATCAACTCGGTGTCAAGCCGGAACCCTGTAACCGAACCCACCACGCCCGCATCGACGGGCTTGCGCCACACCAACGTCTGTCTGGTCTCGGGAAACGCTGCGCGCCACGATCCAAAGACCGCTCCCGGCCTATCGCCCCAGAGGGCCAGTGCGGCGTCACGTACCGCCGTGTCTTGATCGTTGATGATCCCGGCGTGAGCTTTGGACTTGGCCTTCCTATTCTCCGACTTACGCCACGCGATCCCGTATGGAGGGTCGGTCACGAGCACATCGGCGGCAAGCCATTCGGTCACCTCGAGGCAGTCGGCGTGATACAGGGTGACCAGGTCGTCTTCGTAATACGGGCGCATCAGTCAACCTCGATTACGCCGACAACACCCTGCGACCAATCCAAAGCAGCCCGAAAATCATCAGCCCACTCCGAATCCACCGTCACCTCAAACGTGCGCGTGGTCATGAGCGTGCCTCCCCGTCTTTTGCGATCAGGCCGTTCATCACGGCAATGTAGAGACGAATGAAGTTCGGGGTTTCAGCGCGCGCCATCTGCTTCTTGCGCTTCCACCCCCGAGGCGTCTTGTAATGCAGACGCGACGTGACATGCTTGTTCATCCGCGCGTTGAGGCGACGCCCAATGTTGTCCTTCACCGGATCACCAGACTTCTCCGGCCAGACCTTCCAGGTGATAGCCATCAGCTCACGCCGCTTTCCTTGACAATCTTCCGATGGGGCGCCGGCTCTTTCGCCTCAAGCGCATCAGCCGCCTCAAACATGAGCGTCCGAACATACGAACCCAGGCTCTCCCGCAGAATCGCCACATTGCGCAGCTCGTCAGAAAGGCGTCGAGTCGTTGAGGTCAAAACCAGCACCCCCAGCCGGAATCCAAGACTCCTCAGCCGGCGCGGCACCACGAGCAGACGCCTTCGTGACCGTTGCAATCGACCACCGAAGATCCGGGCCAATCGCATCAACCTCAAGCTCAATGCTGGAACGCTTCTCGCCCTCCTTGGTTTCATACGAGCGCTGCTTCAACACACCCGACGCGATAACTCGGTTGCCCTTCGTCAGACTCCCCGCAACATGCTCCGCGAACTCACGCCACACAGACGCCCGCAGAAACAGTGCATCCCCATCAACCATTTCGTTCCGGCTCTTGTCCCACACCTTCGGAGTGGATGCAATAGTGAAGTTGGCCACTGCCAACCCGTTCTGCGTATACCGCAGCTCCGGGTCAGAAGTCAGATTGCCAATAACCGTGATCGTTGTTTCGCCGCTCATGCGGACATCCTTTCCTCGGCAGCACTCATGCCGCGCACCAACATCAACTGCTGTTCTGTTTCCTGCTCATACGCCCGACGCCGAATCTCAGCAGCAGGCAGACGCATCCGTTCACGCTTCCCAGGCCGCAATGACCCCAACCAGAAGGCGAAGTCAAGATCGGCGAGGGTCAATTGGTCTTGCATGACGAAACCTTTTCCCGGTATCCACAGGCTCCGACGTGTCGAGAACGCGAGGATTTCTATGTGGTCTTGGTAGACGTTCGTTAGTTGCGTTCGTAGCGTTCGTAGCGTGCATTGCTTGGAGCATCGAAAAGTCATGCTTGGAGCAATGCTTGGAGCATCACCTTTGGGCCTTCGCCCACCTGGCCTCAGCCGCTTTCTTCGCCTTCTCCGACCGCAACCTTGAATCCTCAGTTGTCGGTTGGTACTCGAGCCAGTCGTGAATCTCCCACCCGCCACGCAACGTGTTCCACAGCCCAACCGATGTGAGCAATGCGGCATCCCTCGGTTTCCCATGGAAGAGGCCCAACGCGGTGGAAGGGATGAACCCTGCCGTGCCGTGAGCTGCCGAATGGCCGAGGGAGAACACGTACACGCAGAGAGCATGATCCCCTCCACGTTCGGCCAGTAACGCCAGCACTTTGTGATTACTGTGCAGGTTCGTATCAACTCGAACCCACGTCAAACCAGCCATCGCACCTCCTTTTCATGTTTCGTTTAGTCCGCCGTCAGCCGTGAGCAGCATCCACACGCCCCGGTACAGGACACGCCTCGAGGCAGGGTCGTCACCGGACGCGACCGACCACCCGTTATCTAGTGCGTCCTTGTCTGTGTGCGCCTTGCCGTGGCAGCCGGTGTGGTTGCCCCAGCCGCACACCCGGAGCAGGTTCGCGGCTTCGTGCCCGCCACCCCTGGACCTGTATTTGCGGTGATGGGTTTCCGTCGCCGGGCGCACACCACATATTTCGCAGAGACCGAAGGACCGGTCTGCGGCGAGTTGGTAGGCGCGGCGTGCTTCTGCGGGGGTTTGCTTAGGCGACTTCGGCCCGAGCATCAGCCTTCTTCTCTCGCCGGATTGACCTGCGCTCGAGTTCGCTGAGTCCGCCCCATACCCCGAATTTCTGGTTGTTGGCCAGGGCGTACCGCAAGCATTGTTCGGTCACGTCGCAGGTTGCGCAGATCCGTTTCGCCGGCAGTGTTGATTCGCCTTTGTTTGGGAACCAAAGTTCTGGGTCTGTGTTTGCACATGCGGCATCATTCATCCAGGGTTCGCGTTCACCATCGGTCATGTCGCATCCCCGTTTTCATGTATTGGAGTTCGTCGGAGAACGGTCGCGCCAAATCGTTGAGTCCGTGGCGTCTGAGGATGGTTGCGGTGGATTCGATGGTGCGACCCAACGCTGCGGCAATGTGGGTGGGATGCACACCAAAGCTCTCCATCCAGCGCACCTCCTCGGCGACTTTCTGCCACTTGTATTCGAACGGTGGCTTCTCAGTTCTCATGTCCACCCCTCCTTGACATCAGTGATTCGAACGAGTGTGCGACCGTTGCCTTTGCCCGCGTAGTGTTTGGCGGCAACAAGTTCCACGATCTGTACGTCATCCACGTAGGCGTGCTTGTTGAGCGCGTCTTGGACGGTTTTCACGAGGTTGTCGAGATCTGCACGGACACGGGTTTCGCGGTAGAAGATGACTCCGAGCGCAATGTGGTGTTCGACGGGTGACCAGAACGGGTAGGCGTCGTAGAAGGCGTCCAGCACCGCCGTTTCCGCAAGCACGGTGGCCTTGGGCGTGTAGGTGTGCCCTTTGACTACGCGGGGGCGTTCCTTGGGTTTCGGGTTGCCGGGGATGGTGAAGTCCGCGAGGATCTTCCGCCCGCTGTACCCGTTCCCATCCCATGTCATAGGAGCACCAACTGTAGGAACGCTGCACCGAGCAGGAAGACCACCAAAGCGGTGCGCATCTTCCACGGCCCATCAGTCTGGTACCGGTAGCCGGCGAACGCCGCATTGGCGACAGCCATGAGGACCATGAGGATGATGTAGAACTTCATGAGCCGATCCGATCAGCGATGTCACCCATGCGTGTTTCGAGCGATTCGATGCGCGCTTTGAGCGATTGTTTGAGTGCCTGGTTCTCTTTGTTCAAAGACTCAAGAGCATCCGCCGCGACATGAAGTGCTGTGCGTGACCAGTTGTCAAGATCCGCATCATCAGCAATCGTTCGCACGTCAGCGGTGATCGCTTCTACATCGCTCATGCTGCTTCTCCCTCGTTCTGGCCCGGCCAATCCGGCGGGTAATCGGCAACCATCGCCTCGAACGTGTCGTAAAACGGGATGTTGAAATAGCGTTCATGCACCAACTCGACACGGGAACGTTGCGCCAACTTCACCTCCGACATGCACAGGGCGGCGATACGTGCTCGCATACACCGGAACCCGCGAGTACCGATCATGACCTCTTTGCCCCACCCATAGATGACGCCGGACACGAACCCGGTTTGGTGGTAATCCCTGGACTCGTCCCCGTACGCGTAGAAACCGTGACGGCAAACTGACATGCCATGTTCGGGCGGCAACGTTTCAGCCGGAATGGTCGTAGGTATGCCTTTGACGTATCCGTGAACCCATGTGGTGGATCTGCGGCATTCGGCTTCGTTGACTTCGTTGGTCCACCGTTGCCGGTACACCATCCCGGTCAACCAGCCGTCCTCGTCCATTTGGAATGATCGGACGCCACGGAACACACCTAAGTGGAATCCGCGACTGTCGAACTCTTCGGCAAAGTCGGGCATGACATCAGGCCGGGACAGGCTCGGCGGGGACGGTTGAGGGGATCTCGACGGGTTCTACTTCTTTGATCTCGCGTTCGGTTCCGATGTCGCCGTTGAGGGTTGTGTACATGGTCATGCTCCTTCTAGTTCTGCCGCTTCTTCGGCGGTCATTTTGGTGGGGTCGCCGGTGAAGGCTTCGTTGGCACGGTTGAATTCGCCGTGTTTGACGAGTGCTTTGGTGCGGACGGCATCGGTGAGTTCGTTGACTTCACGTGCCCGGTTGACGTAGTCCACGAGCTGGTCTTTTGTTTCGGCCTGTTCGATGAGGGTTTCCCAGTCTTCGGATGGTTCGATGACCATTGCTTCGTCATCGGGGTCGAAGTCTTCTGCCGTGTACAGGCCGGAGAGGTCGTTGGGGAATGCGCGGCGGAGGGCGTGTGATTCGGCTCGGATGCCCAACATGTGGGCTGGTCGTTTGCCCCAGTTGTCGCCTTTGAACCGTGAGTCCATGCCGAACTCA